CCGGCAATGGCGCGAAGAGGGCGCCGGCGATCCTCGCGCCCGCCCGCCCGCGCCCGAGGCGACGCCGGCCCCGGTCGCATTGCCCGAGTGGATCGAGGATCCCGAGGAGTGGTGGCGCGTCGCCACCCAGTACGCCACCGCTAAAGAGCGCGCGGCCGAGGATGGGTCGCTTGCGTGCCGGTGGGGGACTCGCGCGGACGCCCGGCGCGAATCATACGATCGCCACCGCTCCGAGCGGCTCCGATCCCAGGGCACGCCCGAGGATGAGCTGAGCCCGCCCGAGCTGGTTTCGGCGCTCGTGCACGAGATCGAGCGGATGGCGGCCGGAGACCTGGAGCCGATCGCCGATGCGGTGGCGCGGCGCTTCGGTAAGCCGCTGTTGCACTTGGTGGAATAGGTGGGCGGGCTCGGCCCGGCTCTTCGAGCGGCCCGGGCGCTACGCTACGCCCGAGAGCGGAACCCCCTCGAGGCGGTTCGGTGGCTCCCGCTGCAACATCGGTTCCTATCCTCGCCCGCCCGGCTCCGGATCATGCGGGCCGGAAACCAGGCCCAGGGCAAGACGTGGGCCGGGCTCTCAAACGCGATCTATCACTCGATCGGCCGCCACCCGTTCTATCGCGTCCCGGCGCCACCGGTGGCCGGCTACATCGTTTGCGCCTCATGGGGCCAGTCGATCGAGATCCAGAGCAAGCTGTGGTCACTGCTACCGAAGGACGCGATCGACCCGTCCACCGAATACATCGAGGGGCACGGGTTCAGAGGCAAACACCCGTTCGTGCGATTCCGGAACGGGTCGCTGATCCGGATCAAGACCGCCCGGCAAGGCGCGCTCCAGCTCGCGGGCGGAACGATCGGATGGGCCATGTTCGACGAGCCGCCCGCGTCTCGGCGGGTGTGGGGCGAGATCACTAAGCGGGTGATCCGCACCAATGGGTGGGTGTGGGGGACGCTGACGCCGATTAATGCGCCGGTCGATTACCTGCGAGAGCTCACCGAGTCCGGCCAGGTCGAGGACATCCACGGCCCATTGACGCCCGAGGCTATGATCCCGGTTGGGCAAAGCCGGCCGATCCGGCTCACCGACGGCACGCTTTGCGACGCCGCTTGGATAGACTCGATCCGGGCGTCCACGCTTGACGCCGAGGAACCCGTCGTCGTGGATGGGGAGTGGGACTGCCGCGCGATCGGGCGGCTGTTCCGGGCGTTTGCGTCCACCGGCCCGGATGCGCACGTCTCGGATCGCGTCCCGCCCGGCGACGTCAAGCTCTGCGTCGGGATCGACCACGGGAGCGGCGCAAACTTTTCGAGCGCGGCCGTGCTCGTGGCGCTCGAGCCGGACCCGACCCACCCGCGGGTGTGGGTGCTCGACGAATACGTGAGCGAGGGCGAGACGGACGAACGCGACGACGCCCGCGGGATCCTGTCCATGCTCTCTCGGTGGGGGCTGTCATGGGACGACCTCGATCACGCCTACGGGGATCGGCCGTGGCGCCGTGGGTCTATGCAGAAGAAGAGCAACGGCCAGCTCATGCGGGCGATCGGGCGCAAGATCAAGCGCAAGCCGGACACGCTCTCACCGCAGCTCCGGACGGTCAAGCGCGGCAAGGGACACGGGGCCGGGTCGGTGCATATGGGTGAGGTATACCTACATCGGGCGATGGTCCGGCGTGGCTGTTTCAACGTCGGCGCCCGGTGTGAGCAGGTGATCACCTCGCTCGAGAGGTACGACGGGCGCTCGGATAGCCCATACAAGCACATTCTGGACGCCATCCGATACGCGCTGGATTGGCAGATCTTCGCCACGCCCCGACGCTCGCGGGCGCGGATTTACGTCGGATAGCGCGGGGGTAGAGTGGGGCATGGTCTCACCGCCCGGCTCAAGCCCGATCACGATCCGCCCACAGCCACACGACCCGGCCGAGCTTCGGCGGTGGGAGTGGACCGGCTTAGCGCGGCGGATCCTGTATGGGCAATGGCGGGCGGATCTAGAGCGCCGCGTGCAATGCCAGGTCGGATCCGTCCGGCGTGAGGCATGGGGGATCGTGGACCTCTCCGCCAACCTGTTCCGTCAGGTATGGGACGCGCTCTCGGTGCTCTTTGATCGGTGGCCGGTGGTCGGTGGTGAGGGCGCCGACCGGCTCATGCCCTACGTCCATGACGCCGGCTTGTGGCCGCTTATGTCTCGGGTCCAGCGCGACACGCTGGCGCTGCGGGAGATGTTGCTCCGGGTGGACGTGGTCGGGGATCGGGTGGTCTATCGCTCCGTTTTTCCCGACTTCGTGATCTGCCGAGACGACCCGCAGATCCCCGGGCGCCTGATCGAGGTGCGCGAACAACGCCTCCGGGAGCGGGTGGCGACGGGCCGGCTTGAGTGGACCTGGGACGTGCTCGAGCTGGCCGGGCCGAGCTATCGGATCCTGGCCGACGACGGCACGGACCTCACCGACGAATACCTGGGCGGGAGCCAGTCCGGAGAGGCATACCCGTATCGGATGGCCGATGGGACCCCCGTGCTCCCGTATGTCATGTTCCACGCGGCCGCGACGTCGCGGCTCTGGGACCCCTATGCGTCGGTGGAGCTGATCGAGGGCACCCTAAACCTCGGGGTCAAATATACCTTTCTAGGCCACCAAGAGCGCAATAGTGCGTGGAGTCAGCGGAACGCGATCAACCTGCAACTGGCCGGCACCGGGATCGCGGATGAGGACCGGGACGGCAAGCGCCGCCACGAGGTGGTCGCGGATCCGTCGCTGGTGCTGCTGTGGGACGTGGTCAACCCCGAGGCGGGCCAGCCGAGCCTCCAGCAATGGTCGAGCCCGTCCAGCCCGATCGACGCCCAGGAGGCGATCTCGATGTATGAGCGGCGCCTAGCGTCGTTCGCCGGGATCAATCCCGCCGACCTGATCCGGATGAGCGGCGACCCGCGCTCGGGCTATGCGGTCTCCGTGTCTCACGCGGCGATCCGGGCCGCCCAACGCCGGTATGAGCCGCAATTCAGGGCGGGGATCTCCGAGACGCTCAACCTGACCGCGATCCTGCTGAACCGGGCCGCCGACGCCGGCGCCGTGGACCTGGGCTCACCGCTCCCGGAGAGCGGATACACGATCGCATTCCAAGGCGTCCCGCTCTCACCCGAAGAGCAACGGGCACGGCGCGAGAATCTAGTGAGCCTGATCGGCGCCGGGCTACTCGATCCGATCGACGCTTACCGGGAGCTAAACCCCGGCACCACCGAGACCGAGGCGCGGGACGCGCTACGCCGGATCCGAGAGAGCCGCGCCACGCTCGGCCCCATCTAGCAGAGGACGACGACACATGGCCGAAGAACACGATCACGAGGCGCCCCCGGTCGAGCCCGGGCGGATTCCATACGACCGCTTCCAACGGGTGGTTGAGCAACGCAACGACGCCCAAGGCCAGATCGTCGATCTCAAGAACGAGATCGCGGATTTACAGGCTCAAGCGGCCACCGCATCGGCGCTCACCGTCCAGCTCGAAGAGGCGCGGGCCGGGCTCGAGGCGCTCCGGGTGGACCACGCCCGGGATCTCACGCTGATCGGCGCCGGCTTTACGGACGACGCCGGCCGAGCCGTCGCGCGGATGTTCTACGATCGCGCCCCCGAAGACACGCGCGGCGATATGGCGGCGTGGCTGGATGGGCTTCGGGCCGACCCATCCAACGCCCCGATCCCGCTCCGTCCATACCTGACGCCGGCCGAGGCTCCCGCGTCCACCGTGGCTCTCGAGCCGGAGAGCGAGCAAGGCACCGGCGCCCCATCCCGGCCACCGCTCCCGCCATCATCGGCCGGCGCCCGCGTTGGCGTGGGTGAGAATGGCTCGATCGAGTGGACGCCCGAGCGGATCAAACAACTGACGCCCGAGCAATACACCGAGCACCGGGACGCGATCTTGGCGTCAATGAACCGCCGCGGGTGAGGCGCGGTAGAGTGGGGTGAACGCCACCGGGCCGCTCCCGTACACCGCGATCAGGCACTAACGACCATCCGAGGCGGTGACTCTTGGCGAATGAGATTCTTTACAGTGGACTGGGCGATCTCCGGCTGGCCGAAGTTCTGTCCCAAGAGGTGCTCCTCGCGCTGGCCGATCGCAACGCGATCATGCAGCATCCGGCGCTCGTCTATGCGGGCGACGCGTCGGGCTCCGGCTCGACCACGATCAAGGTCGGTGAGATCGGATGGATGGGGTATGACTCCCTGGCCGCGGTGGCCGAGGGCGCCACGGTCGCGAACACCGCGCTCACCGATGCGAGTCACACAGTCAGCGTGGCACGTCAAGCCAAAGCCTACGCGCCGAGCGACCTGGCCAAGCTCACCGATTCGATCGGTCACCTCTCACCGTCCGCGTTCGCCCAGGATGCGGCGGTCTCGGCGGGTGTCCGGCTTACTGAATTGATCGCCGCGCTCGTGGGCGGCTTCACTGCGACGGTGGGCGTGAGCGGATCGGATCTCACGGTGGCGCAATTCTATGCGGCTATTGCCCAGCTCGAGACGTCCAACGTAGCGTCTCCGTTCTTCGCCTTGCTCCATCCGCAACAGTGGGCCGATCTCCGGGTGGCGACGCAGTCCGAAACCGGGCCGCTCCAGCTCGATCCGGCGTCGCTCGAGATGCAGCAAGCACGCGGCAACGGGTTCAAGGGCTCGGTGTGGGGCGTGGACGTGTTCACGAGCTCCCACGTGCCGACCGCAAACGCCGGCGCCGACCGGGCGGGCGGCATGTTCGGGCGCGGCGCTTTGATCTGGGCTGACGCGATGGTCCCACCGGATCCCGCGGTGGTCGGGATCAACATGGGCAAGGTGTTGCTCGAGCTGGACCGGAGCGGCCGGACGGCCGAGACCGCAGCGATCACCAATTTCTACTGTGGCGCGGCCGAGGCGATCGACGCCGCGGGCGTGAGCATCATCACCGACGCGTGATCTCTGGCGGCTCTCGGGAGGCTCGGCGTTGTCGTCCCCTCCCGGCGCCTCTCGGGGGTCCGCCCTACCAGAGAGGACGACGACACATGGCCAGACTCACCAAGCCCGCCGCGGACCTGGGCGCGCAAAGCTCCGGATCCGCTCCCGTCTTGCCCGATACCGATCGGGCGTCCGTGCATCGGGTCGACCACCCACCGGCGCCGATCTTCCTGCTACAAGCTCACCCGGAGCGGTGGGCCATCATGGCCGGCCGCCTCGTGCCGTCGCTTCGTCAGATGCGGATCGAGCCCGGAGTTAACCGGGTCGACAAGGCGGGGAATTACAAGTTTGCCCTAGCCAAGACCGAAGAGCGCGGCTGGATCACGATCCCGTGGGACGTGGACGGAGAGGGCACGAGCTACATCCGCGCCCATGAGGGGATCCGGGGCACGGTCCACGCGACGCGGTGGACGAAGCTATATCGCGGGTCGAAGCAGGTCGGGTGCGACCTGGACGGCTACGCCTCTTGGCTTGCCGGGCTGATCGGTCGGGGCGTGCTCCCGCCGATCGCGCTGCGGGTGGTCGAGCGAATGATCGAGGATACCCAGCGGCAGGTCGACACGATGGCGGATCGGGTGGCCCACACGCCGAGCCTCCGTGGACCGCACAAGCGCCTCACCGACGATCTGGCGATCTTGACCGCGGCGCGTGACTCGCTCTTGGGTGGACAGTCCATGTCCAGCGGATCCGCCCCGGTGGAGCCACCCGCCGAGGCGGCCGAGCCCGCCGAGCCTCCCGGGCTCACCGATGGCAAAGTGGCGGACGTGGTCGCCCGGGTGGCCGAGGTCACCGACCCGGCGATCCTCGAGGCGGCCGCCGAGGCGGACGGGCGCAAGGGTGTCCAGCGGGCGATCTCCCGTCGGCTGGTAGAGCTGGAGTCGGAACATGGGCAAGCGTGAGCGACTAGAGCACGAGGCGCCGGATTCGGTGGTGCGCGATCGGCTGACCGATCGGGCGCTTCGGAGCGGCCAGGCCACGACCTACAAAGAGGCGCGGCGTAAAGCAGATCAGGCGATTGACGCCCGCGATCAGCTCGTGAAGCGCTAGAGATGGCACTACTCGATCAGCGTCGTACGGTCCGGTTTCCGCTCCCGCACGATATCGTCTACGGGCTCTCGACTACGCTGTACGCCCCGGTTTATCTGGCGGGGGCGCTCGTGGCGCCGGGCGCGGCGTCGACCTTCGAGCTGATCGACGCCTCCAATACGACCCGGATCGCGGCGACGGCGGTGACGGTCTCGGGCTCGGTGGCCGAGTATACGATCGCCGCGGGCACATTCGCCCAGTCCGACGTCGCCGATCGGTGGCGCTCGGTGTGGTCGCTGGACTTCGGCGGGGGTGACGTGCTCGAGGCGGTCAATGATGCCGCGATCGTCCGCCGCGAGCTGTACCCGGTCGTGACGGATGCGGATCTGTATCGGCGCGTCCCGTCGCTGGACCCGAGCGGGCCGGCGTCGATCACGCGCTCGAGCACGTTTCAGGATCAGCTTGACGAGGCATGGACCGAGATCAGTTGGCGGATCTACAACGACGGGCTGCGTGCCGCTTGGATTCGCTCTCCGTCTTCGACCCGACAAGCCCATCTACTGCTGACGCTTGCGATCATCTTCGAGGACCTGGCCACCCGGCTCGATCCCGCCTACGCAGCCCGGGCCGAGGACTGGCGCCGTCAGTACGATCTAGCGTATAAGGCGATGACGACACTACAGGACACGGACGGAGACGGCGTGATCGACGATGCCCACGGGCGCCGAGGCACGGCCCCGTCCGGGATCTGGCTGGGCGGGCGCTAGGGTGGCGCTCGCGGTCTCGGTGGTGCGCCAGCGGATCGCGGCCGCGATCGGCGTCGAGCTGGGCGCGGACTGGCGCGAGGATGTATGGGCGCCGGAGACGATGCTTTCAACCGGCACGCGCCCGGGCCGTCACAAGGTTTACTCCGTCTCCGTGGACCGCTCGGGCCCGACGCCACCCACGGCCCGCCAGCGACGCCCGGACGGCGTCGGGACTCACACCGCGCTCTCGGTTCGATTTGCCTATCGGCTCCGGGCGGATTCGCAGGTAGACGACTACGACGCCGCATTAGACGCCGAGGCGGCCGTGATTAAGGGCGCGATGAGCACCACCGGCACGGACGGCCCGCGGGTCACATGGACGCAGTCCACGCGGCAGATCGCGGGGGACGGCACCGTATACCGCGGGCTCGTTCAGATCGACGCGTGGCACGTGATGGCGCTCGACTAGGGCGCCCGGGCCGCGCGGTAGAGTGGGGGTGAACGCCACCGGGTCGCTCCCGATCGAATCGCGCCACGGGTGGACGGAGATCAAACATGGCGTACCTGAAAAACTTCACAATGGGATCGCTCGTGCTCACCGATGGCACCACGCCCGCGGCGCTCTCGCACACGTGCGACATGGACTTGGGCACGGTCCAACTCTCCGGCGTTGTCCCCGGGCTCCGCGAGACGTCGGACTATGAGCGGAAAGGCAAGTACGTCTCGAGCGCATACACGACCCGCAAGTACCCGTCGCTCTCGGTCACGTTCCAAATGGCCACGTTCACCGACACCAGCGCCGGGACGATCTCCGACTTCATCCTGGGCACGTCCGGCACGCCGTTTGCGGCCCGCGTGTCTACGATCGCCCCGTCCGGAGCGACGGCCGGCAAGGTCCCCTTTGCTTGCGATGCGTCGTTCCAGATCGAGGGGACGGACTTCGGTGAGGCCGCGGACATCCTACTCACCGCGGCGGATTGGCGGATCGAGGAGTGGGGATTCTCCGAGGGGGATCCGAATGAGATCACGCTATCGGGTCCGGTGCTCGGAGCGATCGGCGGCGATCTGGCCGTGACGGAGGCATAGCGCCCCCGGCAACATGAGAGGGACGACACATGAAACACCCAAGCGAGGCGCGGCTAGAATTGCCGCCAGCGCTGGCCGTCCGATGGGACGTGGTCCAGCTCGGGACGAACAACGCCCATCGGGGCTTTACTGCGGCGCTCGGCGTTTGCTGGCGTGGTCCCGGCCGACCCAAGGCGACGACGCGATACAACGCCGCGGACCCGGCCGAGTTTGCGGGACGCGTTCTGGAGGAGCTCCTCCAGCGGGACGGCGTCGATATGGCGGACGTGCTCGAGGCGGGCGGCCGCGCGTTTGCGCTGATCGCCCGCTCGATCGTGGGCCAGGATGAGGTCAATGCGGCCTTGGGAAACTCCGAGTCGGCGGCGGCCGCGGATACGTCTTCGCCGTCCTAGACATCTGCCGGATGTTTGGCCAGGCTCCCGAGTGGTGGGACACGCTCCCGAGCGAGCGACGGGCCGAGCTGATCGCCTATCGGATGGAGTTACACCGGGCCGCGGCCGAGGCGCGCCCATAGGTAGAGTGGGGGTGAGGTGGCCCCGTGTCTACGACGTTCCGCAGCGGCAATGTATCGGTCACCGTGCCCGACATAGGGGCCGAGCTTGAGCGCCGCATGGGCGGGATTCTCTCCGAGGTGATGGCGGCCCTCGAGGCCGAGGTGGCGCCCATCCTGGCCGATGCTCGGCGGCAATGGCCGGTCGGAGACCGCCCGAAGCAGCGGCGACGCCGATCGGGCGAATCGCTCCGAATGGACGTCTATGTCGACGAATCATCCAACCAGGCGCGGGCGCGGATTATCTCCACCGCCCGCGACGAGAGCGGGCGTCAATACTGGTTCTTCATCAAGGCTCGCAAGCTATACGGGGGATCGCCGCACGTGGCGTTTGTCCGGCGTCCGATGGAGCGGGCATCGGTAGACGTCGAGCTGCGGATCGGCCGGGCCATCACCCGAGCATTGGAGGGCTAGCCCGTGGCGACTTTTGATATCTCGATCGGGGCGGACCTCTCCGAGCTGCTAGATCAACTCGGCAAGATCGACGGCGTCACCGACAAGGAAGCCCGCAAGATGGTGCGCGGTCTGAAGAAGCAATTTAGATCCGCCACGAATGAGGCGCGCAAGCTCAACAAAGCCATGAAAACCAACGTGGGCGAGCAAGCTAAGGATAGCTTCAACGCGTTGAAAGAGGCGGCCGAGGGGATGGGCGGGAGCCTGGGCGGCGCCTTCGGCATGATGGACAAGTTCGGCAAGAGCGCCGGAGCGGCTACCGCAGCCCTTGGGCCGGTCGGTCTCTCGGCGGCTACCGCGGCTCTTGCTCTGGCGGGCGTTGGCTTTGCTGCATTCAAGGCTACCGACGCGCTTGTGGGCGCCGTCCGGGCTGCGGATCGGTGGATAGAGGACCTGGACCGGATCGGGATGAGCGCGGCGCCGGCCGCCGAGGCGTCGATCGTCGAGCTAAACGACGCGCTAGACGCGCTCGTGGTGGTGGGAAAGCGGGTCGGGGTCCAGCTCGCCAGCGGCGTAACAGAAGGGATGGAGCCTTGGGTCCGGCACGCCGCGGCGATGTTGCTGGTTACCGAGGACTTACTCTTGTCGCTCGGCGCGATCGAAGACGGGGGCGGGCTCACCGGCATGTTGCTGGGCGGCATAAATGAAGCCGCTATGCGCCTCTTTGCGGTGGGGACGCTCGAGGCGGGGGAAGCGGGCGCAAAGATGACGTCCCGCCTGGATGAGCTATTTGCCAAGATGGCGGCCGTCCGGGAGGAAGAGGATAAGGGCAAGGGTTCCGCGGACCGATACGCGGCGGCCAAGCGGGCGCAAGCCGAGGCGACCCGGGACTTGATCGCCCAGGTCAAAGAAGAGGCGGCCACCCATCGCGCTCTCCAGACCATCGCCACCGACGCATCGGCCGATATGCTCACCGCATCGGATGAGATCGAGGCGGCATACCAGCGTCGGATGGATGCGATCGCCGCGCTTGTCTTCGCCAGCGCCGAGATCGAAGAGGTGCAGGCGGCAATGACGGCCGCCGAGGCACGACGCCAGCGGGATCTAACGGCGCTTGCGCTCACCGAGAGCCAAGCCCGGGCCGACGCGTGGCTGGCCGGGGTTCAGTCCCAGGTGGCCGCATCGGTCGAGCAAGACGCCGAAGAGCAACGGATCCACGATGAGCGGATGGCCAGGATCAAGACGCTCCAGGCCGCGGCGCTTATGTCGATCGAGAGCACCCGGGACGCGTGGGCCGGCTTCAACGCTATGAAGCTAGACGCGCTCGAGGCCGAGGCGGACGGGATCAAGGCACAGATCAAGAACCGGGCCGACCTCACCGACGCCGAGCGGAAACAGCTCAAGCGGCTACTCTCGGAGAAGCGGGCCGCAGCGCTCAAGACTTTCCGCCAGACCCAACAGCTCGAACGGGCGGCCGCTCTCATGGAGGCGGCGTCCGCGTATATGGCGCTACTGCGTAGCTTTGCCTACCTATCGGCGGGCGCCCCGTTTGCGGCCGCGGCGGTGGTCGGCCCGTCTCTGGCGCTCCAACTCGCCCAGATCGACGCCCAGAGGCCGCCGAGCTTCCCAACGGGCGGCATGGTCGGGGACCGGATCGACGGGGACCACTTTGCGATCGGCGCCCAACGCGATGAGGCAATCCTGACGCCCCGGGGCGTCAGCACGGTCGGCGGCCCGGCCGGCGTGGACGCCATGAACGCCGGCATGGTCGGCGCTACGCAGATCACGATCGAGTTAGACGGGCGGATCTTGGGCGCGGCAATGGCGGATCCCGGGGTAGCCCGGGCCACCGCTCGAGCCATCGCGCCGAGCCTGGCCGCGCTCGGATTCCGACGGAGGTAGGTGCACAAATGGGATCCCGTATTACACCGCTCCCGGGCGGCTTGCTCATCCCGGATCGGGCCACCCGCGCCACGCTTGCCCCGGTCGGCGCCGGGCTCACCGATAGCAGCTACACCGAGGCATCACCGCGGCCGGGCTTTGCGGTGGCTGACGACGCGTTTAGCCGTCTCCGGATCGAGGTGAGCGGGACGCAGGGCGAAGACGCCGACGTCCGGGTGGTCAAGGCGGGCTCACCCGCTCGAGATGGCGCCCAGGTGGCGTTTAAGACATCGGCCGAGGGCGCCGCGTCTTGGCGTGGGTGGGACGCGCCGTGCGTGGTCAACGGGTGGACGCCGCTCGACTACGTCAACGGGGCGACGGCGCTCCAGAACCGACGCTTTGCCGTGACGGTGATCCCAAGTAATCAACACGTGATTGTAGCTTGGCCGGCTTCGGTGCTCATCCCGACGAACACGGTATCGGCCGCCTCGGTCTCCGTGGACCGGGTCGCTACCGTCCACGCGGCCGCCCGGCCGCCCGGGGACTCGTGGAATTGGCCGGCGCTGGTGACGCTCCCGGGCTCCGAGCGGGTGATCTTGTTCTATGGTGGCGCCGCGTACTATTCCGACGATGAGGGCGCCACGTGGGCGACGTGGTCCGAAGCGCTCACCGAAGAGGACACGACCGACTATGGCCGGAGCGTTGCGGCCCACTATCGCGGTGATGTGATCGTGCTGGTCGAGGACTCCGCAGTGGCCGGGACGGTGTACCAGCTCGCATCGTCGGACCTGGGCGCGTCGTTTCAGCTCGTGGGCACCTATGCCGCGCTCGGTACGGGGATCGGGCTTGCCTCATCCGAAGAGGGGATCCACGTATGCTGGACCACCGCCACGGGCGACGCGACCCACCGCCTACTCGGGAGCGCATTCGATCCGCTTGACGCGGCGACGGGTACGGTGGTCGCTGCGGGCGTGGCGGATTCGACCGCGATCGTGAGCGACGGGGGCGGGACCGTCTACCTGTTGTACACCGACGCCCAGACCGCCCGGATGTATTCGTCGGTGGATGGGGGTGTGGCCTGGACCTCGTGGCGGGGGACGCCGTTCACCTTTGGCGCGGCGCCGGCCGCCATCACGTCGCCACTCATGGCATGGGCGGCCGGGTCGGTGGCGCTGCTATGCAACGCCTCCGGGGTGTACTCGGGGGACTCGGTGGCGATCGTGTGGCTCGGCGGGTGGACCTCGGCGCCGCTGATCGGCGGGTCCGGCGCTCAACCGTGGGAGCGGTGGGGATGGGCTCGACACCTGGCGATCGGCGCCGCTGCGGGCGACGGGCAAACGTGGGTCCCCTTCTCACGCCCGCATCTTACGGGCTGGACGTGGACGGGGACCTTTGGCACGCTCACCGGCACGTCGGATCTCTTGATCAACACTGCGGCCGCGACCGGCTACGGGGATAGCCCGGCCCAGGTCGGCCGGGCCGGGCACGTCGCGCTTGTGGAGCTGTACCTGACCGCGGGCGGCTCTCTCGCGACGTCGGATGTGATGCTGGGCGGAGAGCTCGCGGACGGCACGACGGACTATGAGTGGGCGTTGCACTTCGCCGCGGGCGGCTACCGGATCCGGGACGACAACGCCGGCACCACGCTTGCGGACGTGTCCGTATCGCTGTCGGCGCTGCTGCAGGTGATGGTCGAGGCGTCCACGAGCGGGACGATCGCCGTCTATCACCGGCGCCCAGGTGAGACGGTATGGACGGCCGCCTACTCGGGGACGCTCGCGGCCGATACGGTCACGCCGTCCGCGTCCGGTGGGATCCGGTTCGGGCACGAGACCGCGTCCACCGCGACAAGCCGGTGGCGGCAGGTGCATTGGTGCAGCTCATCCGAGACGACGATCAAGCCGGCGATCAGCGCCTCGATCGCGTCGCACGTGGGCAAGCCGCTTAACTCGCGCCCGGAGCCCGTCCCGGTACTCGGCGCCTCTCCGGATGTGGCCTGGCTTGCCATCACGGCCGGGCCAGCTCGACGCGACGACGGGTTTACGATCGCCGCCTATCGGGATTACTCGATCGACCACGTCCACTGCCACATATCGCCGTCACCCGCTCGGGCGTGGCGTAGCACGGACACCACCGAGCAAGCGGGTGTTTACGATCTCGGCGCCGACTCATGGATGGGGCATAGCGTCGGGCTCTTCGTCACCGGCGCGAATTTCAAGGCGATCGCGCTCGAGTACTTCGATCCGGTCGGTGGGGCGTGGGTGTCGATCGGCACGCTCGATCTCTCGGTCGGCTTCGCTGGGCTCACCTACACGCTCACCGGTGAGACGATGCACCCGGACACGGGCGCCACGGCCGAGGCGGGCCGGTGGCTATGGGAGCAAGAGCGGGCGGGGGCGTGGGTGTACACCGCCGCGGGCTCATCCCGGATCGAGGCGCAAACGGCCGGCGCGTGGTCGCAGTCCACCTCCGTCCGGCCGATGCTCCGGCTCGAGACGCCCGGCGCCCTTGCCGCGAGTGGGACGTGTGATCTCGTGGCGTCGGATGGGGTGCTGATCGTCCACCCGGCCGCGGACCTCTTCGCCCGGCGCTGGCGGTGGCGGATCCCGGCCGGCTCGGCGGGCGTCGATACGCCGGACGGTGAGAGCTACTATGAAGCCGGGTCGATTCAGATCGCCCGGGTGCAGGCGTTCGGAGCCGCGATCGGATGGGGGCGGATCGAGGAGCACGCGCCCAACGTCGAAGAGGCGACCGACGAATGGGGGACGATGCGGATCCGGGAGCGCGGTCCGCTTGCCGGGGACTGGACGATCGCCTGGCCGGACCCGGCTAACCTCCGGGCGCTCCGAGCCCAGGTAGCCGCGGACTACGTCGGCCCGGCCGCGGGGGTCCCCAACGCCGGCGCCGAGGACATCCACCGTCAACTGGTGGGACTCGTGGAGCTGACGCGGTCGGGCGAGATCCCGGTGGTGGGGATCGAGCCCATCCCGGATCCGGGTGAGAGCATCACGGACCCGGCCCGGTTCCGGTATGGGCGTCTCGTGGGCTCCGTCCGCGCTACGCAGATCGCCGGCGATGAGCTGGGCGTAGATGAGGTGCTACGGGTGGACTCGCTCCGGCTCGTGGAGCTGGTCTAAATGGGTCTCGGATCGAATCGTCAGCGGGCCACGTGGCTGGTAGACATCCACGCGGGCGGCCCGATCTTGCGCTACGCGTCCCGGCCGGTCTCCGTCACCACCGCTGCGGGTGATGTGCTCGACTACGCGGGCGGGCTGGCGCCGCTCACGCTCGGATCGGCGCGGGCGCTCGGCCGGCAAAGCGTCCCGCTGACGATCTTGTCGGATCTGGACTGGGCGCTACAAGTGGCCCGGGGCTTGCCGCTGGATGGGCGCCGGGCGGTGGTGCGATTGTGGCTCACCGGTCAAACCCTCGAGGCGGCAGACGTATACATCACGGGGCGGACCGAGCGATCCGCCTACGGCCCAACGGGAACGGCGCTCACCACCACGGTCGTCGCGGATCCGGCCGAGACGTCGCTGTGGCTTCCACCGCCGCAAGCGGTAGCGGACGCCCGGACCTGGCCAGTAACCGCGGGCCGGACCTTGCCGGCCGTGATGGAGGGGCAACGATACCCGATCCCGATCGGCGTGCCGGGCCACCACGTCAAGCCCGGGGCGCCGGCCATCCCCGAGGCGGCCGTGCCCGCCGTCTACGTGGAACGCAACGATCCGACGAACGTGGATGAGCGGTGGGTGATCGCGCTCGGGCGGATCGCCGCGGCCCAGGTGAGCCTCTACAACATCACGTCCGCCGACCTGGACCGGGTCGATCTCGTTCCGTTCACCACCACCGATCTACTCGGGCAAACCGTCACCGTAGTCGAGACCGGGTCGCTGGCGGACGCAACGGACGAATATGCGATCGGATTCCAGGACACGTCCGGATGGGGCGGGGGCGTGATCTCCCCATTCACGGGCGCGGCGATGGATGGCGCCGGAGAGGTGGCCCGGTGGGCGCTCGAGTATTTCACCGACGCCACGATCGACGCGGCCCGGATGGTCGCGGTACAGGACTGGCTCGATCGGTTCCGGGTGTCCACCTACATTCAGCCGCGCGTCAACGTCGCGCGGTGGCTCGAAGACGCGATCTTGCCGCTCTTGCCGGTGATCGGCGTGGATGGGCCGGACGGATACTATCTCGCGCCTCTCCGATGGGACGCCACCGCCACCGACGCGATCGCGCACCTCGACGCGGACGGGCGGCAGGTGGCCCGGGATGGCCAGATCCGGACCTGGGATGAGCCGATCGAGAACCTGTTCACCCTGGACTATCGGCCGATCCTACACTCGGCGTCAGATCGCCCCGTGGGCTATTCGTCCCGACGGGTGCTCTCGTCGGTGGATGGCGAGCTGTACGCCGCGGCAATGGGCGGCCCGCCATTGCCGCCGACCGGGTCCATGCTCCCGTGGCAAGCCACCTCCGAGCGGGACGATCGGATCCTGGGCTCGGCGCTATGCCAGTGGTCTCAACCCCTCTACGGGGTGAGAGAGTGGGCCGGTGAGGCGCCGTGGGTGTGGGACGATGCGACGGCGCAGCTCATCCTCCAATACCGGGCGCTCCGGTCGGCCTATCCGAAGCGGACGGCCCGCTATACGGGCGGGCTCGAGCTGCGCACGCTGCTACCCGGCGACGTGGTGACGCTCACCGATTCGGAGGTGGGCATATCGTCCCGGGTGGCGCTGGTGATCGAGCGGACCACCTCGGTCTCCGAGATCGCGATCGATCTCGTGCTCCTCGACCACCCGCTCCAGACCGCCCGCCGCATCACCTGATCGGGCTCGGGTAGAATGGGGCAATGGTCCCGGGTCGCTCCCGCTCTCGCGTCACACCCACCACGGAGCCGAGCACATGGCGCGCACTGGCCTATCTGCGGGCGCTAGTACCGCGCTCTCCACCACCTACGCGCGGATGGCTTGCACGGCGACGCCAGCGGCCGACCCGCTCTCCGAAGCGCTCCCGGATCGGGTGACGCTTTCTTGGGCGTCTCTCGAGCTGACGACGATCTCTGGCGCCGCTTCGGTGATCTGGTACCTCTCCGCCGATGCGGATGGGGACGCCCCTATCACGCCGACGCTCACCACCACGATCGTCGCGGATGGCGCTACCGCAACATCGGGCGGCGTGGCGGCGACGCTGGCCTTTGCCCGGGTCGGCTCGGGTGGCTCGATCTACGTCAACGCGAAGACCGACGCGGGGACGGCTACGGGGATCGCCCGCGTCTCTTGGACGCTGTGATGATCGGGTCATTCTTCGGCGCCACCGACCCGGACGCGATCCACCGCTCGACCGCGGCCGAGATCGCCACCGTGGCGGCCAAAATGTCGCCGGTGAGCGCGGATCTCCTGCTGATCGAGGACTCCGCCGCGAGCAACGCAAAGAGGCGGATCACGATCGGCACCCTTCCGGGTGGCGGTGGGGCCGTGTGGTCGGTGGTCACCGAGACCACCGCAAGCCGATCCGCGGCGGGCGGTGAGTTTGTCCTGGTCGACGCCGTAACGTGTGTGGTAACGCTCCCTGCGCCATCGGCCGGCGCTCGGGTGGCGTGCAAGGCGATCGCGGCTTCGCCCGTCGGCGTCGAGGTTCGCACTAGTGGCGCGGGCATTCTCATCGACGGCACCGACTACAGCGCGGCCGGATTGTCTCTGACCGCACAATGGGAACAGATCAGCCTAATCAGCGACGGCACCGATTGGTTCATTTACTAGGATAGGGGCACACAATGGCATATCAACCCGCGGTTAGGGGCACGGTCAACGCCGCTAATAGCACGTCCACGCCCCTCGGCGCCGCGGCGACATTTACCGGCTCATGGGTAGACGTGAGCGTGTGGGATGGGATCAGCGTGCTCGTGGACGGCACGGCGGCGTCTCCGGCGCCGGGTACGCTGAAGATGCAATTCAGCCACGACGGCGCCACGATCCACCGATCGATCAATATCGCGGTGGAGGACGTGGCGGCGACGCCACCGCGGACGCTCGGCACGGTCGCGCGGTATTTCCGGATCGAATACGTAAACGCGAGCGTAGCCCACACGACGCTCGATATTCAGACAATGACTCACGCGGGATTTATTCGCCTGGTGTCGCGGCTGGATCAAGCCGTGGGGGACGATGAGGACGTCCAGAACGTCCGCGCGTTTATCGGCGGCAAGGATGTACTAGCGGACGAGTTTCAGAATGTGTCGGTGGCCACGTCTACGAACGTCGCCGGCACCTATCGGTCTCTTAGCGTCGCCTCTGGTGCTCGACCCAGCCAACTGCCCGGCCGGACGGCGGTTCGGATCGTAGTCAATCACGCGACCGCTCCCGTGAACGTGTTCGTTCCGACTACGGGGAAGACTCTCTATATTACTGATATCTTGCTCGCCGTTTCCAATGGGTCCGGGGCCGCGCCCGGGTCGCTCGACATTTACGATGACGCAGGTACGGCCACCTCCACCCTAGTACTCCCGCTCAACATTGCCGATCCGGGCTCCGGGGGCGATGAGTCCATCAGCATCTTGCAATTGTCATTCGCGGAACCGCTGTCGTTCGTGAGCGGGGTGTTCTTCAACGAGGCGGCGGGGACGCTCAACATGGCGGGCGTCTTGCTTGGGTATGAGGAGTAGGCTTGGCTGACGATGCCGCGAAGATCCCACAACTCCCGCCGTGGGTGTACCTGGCCGGGGTCTTGCTCGGCGTCCCCGTGGTCGGTGGTGGTGGTGCATATCTGGGCAATACCCAGGCGTCCGAAGACATCGCCCAGCTCCAAGAGCAGGTCGACGCGCTGGACGACAAGATCGACGCGCTGCTGATCGGCTTCGTCCGTGCTCATCCCGACGTGGACCTGGGCAGCAAGCCATGAGCCCGGGTGCGCTGGCGTTGCTTGTCTTCGGCGCCGGATCCGCTTGCGCCCAGACCGGGCCACCCGCCCCCGAGCGGGCCGAGAGCCCAGCGCCCGAGCCCACCGAGACGATCGACACGTCGGACCCGGTCGAGCCCGCCGAGCTGGCCGAGCAAGTGGCCGACGCGGCCGACAAGATCGACGCGCTGATCGCGGCTCTCGCCCAGGTCGAAGAGGCCGAGCCACCCACGCCACCCGAGCCACCCACGCCACCCGAGACGGAGTAGCTATGCCCAAGATCGACCCGGGGATCCTGTCGGATCTGGCTGAGGCGGCCGTGCTTGCGGCCGAGGCCAGCGGCGCAAAGACGCCGAAGCGCAAGGCCGAGGCGGCCCGGCGCCACATGGCCGGAGAGCTGGACCGGCTGATCGAGTGGGGACCCGGAGCGGCCGGGCGGACGGCCGAGGCGCTAGACGGCGTGGTGTTGCACCTCGTGATCCAGTTTGCGTTTGAATCCCTGTTGAGCGCGGGCAAGGTCAAGAGCCGCAAAGCAACCCGCAAGGCCAAGGCCACCAAGGCCAAGCCGAAGCGCGGATCGTGAGCGAGCCGACCCCGTGGGCGGCGCTCGGCTTGAGCCGCTCCGATTGGTGTATGCTCCCGCTCGGCGTCCGGATTCACGCTTGCGCGGCGTACTTTATCGGGTGGCGCTACACGTACCAGAGCCCGCGCGTCCCGTATGCAGCCGAGCGGATCCCCGGGTCGGTGGTCAACGGGATCGGTGGCGTTACGAATTGCTCGACCCTCACCGCGGGCGTGCTCCTGGCTGTCTACCCGGACGGGGGATGGGACGGCCAGAGCTACGGGGATCTACAGGTCTTTGCGGATCGGCTCGCGGATGGCATCGGAGATAGCCCGATCCGGGCGGTGGAGCGGGCCGGCGTCGGTGCTCGAGTGGCGGCGCCCTTGCCGGGGTGGGCTCTCTGTCAGGGCTGGCGGGTAGCCGGGCCGGACCCGGGCGATTGGCGGGGGCACGCGGTGATCCTGCATTCGCGCGGCCCGGCCGGTCTCCGGGTGCTCGAGGCGTCTAGCCGGTCGGGGAAGATCGGCCCGAGGTGGCGCCCGGCGTCGTGGGCCGGGCTGGTCGAAGAGTACGCGGCCGGCGTCCACGTGGCACAGCTGGCGGAGGATTGACCCACGGCGGGATGTTCCGCCCGCGGGTCGCCCGAAACACCGCACGGACGGCGATCAGAGTCAAGGCCAGGGTGTAGAGCTCACTCATGGCGATCCTCCAACGCAGCGATCAGGGCTGCGGCTTCGGGGAATGGCGGACCGTCGCCGGCGCCGCCGCGCAGCCACGTCTCGAAGGAGGGGGCCGCATCGGCAAGGGCGTGTCCCGACCATTCGCGATCCTCCCAACCGCCAGCGTAGCCGGCCGCATAGGCCAGCCGAAGCCACCCAACGGCACGCCTGGCCATCTCGGCGCCGGCGCTGCACCAATCGCACGGATCCTCCTGTCTGGCCCGGGGCGTCTCGCATTCGGGGCAGCGGCCGATCTGCGGCACCTGATCCCGGGCACAGTCCAGCGGGCCGACCTCGGAGACACACGGGGCGCACAGAAGCAACGCCACGCGCTCGGGCGCACCAGCCGGGAGCGTCACCCAGCTGACCGGGGCATTGCATCGATCGCAGGATTCCGGCTCGGTGGGCCGGGTGTCGGTGGTGCTCATCGGTCGATCCTTTGGTTGGTGGTGGTGGTGGTGGTCCACCAAATATCCACGCTGGGGTAGTGCTCGGCGAAGCTGGCCGTTCCGATCACGTCGCGCCCTTCGGGCATGTAGGGATCGAAGACGTCCGCGGTCCACCAAACGATGCGATCGGCTTCGTCAATCTCGCAAACGATGCGCCGAACACCGAGATCGTCCGGTATGCCGTCGATCAGGATGCGGCTCGCCTCTTCGCGCGTCATCTCGGGCGCGGGCTTGGTGGAGTCGCCTCTGGCGTGGTCGATTGCTGTGGTGGTGGTCATCGGTCGATCCTGTGCACCGTATATCCGCCATTGCCGGCCACATATGGGCGAAGATCGAAGCCGAGCGCCTGACAATCAAACTCGGCGAAGAGGTTAGCGTCGGCTGGATAAATCGCCCATCCGCCATTCGCATACTCGATGAGCAGGGCGAGCACGGCCGAAACCGTGCGCTCTTTTCGGGCTGCGGTGGCGGTTGCTCTGAATCGGTCGTAGCTCATGGGGTCGCTCCCTTTGGTGCATCCATCATAGCCGCATTCGGCGCACCTGTTGGACGGCGTGACATATCGTGACAACTCCGCTGTTGGTTCGCTCGGTTGTGGTGCCGTATGAATAGGGGCATGACCACCGACAAGCCCACGGGCGGATCCCGCCTTGCCTCCGCGCGCCATCTGCGGCGCCTTCGTCAATTCGACGCCGCGCGTCAGATCGGCGTCCACCCCGAGACCCTCTCCAGGTGGGAGCGTGGCGCCACCACGCCCGAGCTGGACGGGATGCGCCGGATCGCCGCGTGGGTGGGCTTGCCGTTGGTGTCGGTGCTCGGGTGGTGGGAGCCCGAACCGGATGAGGTGGAGCCGCTGACGCCACCGGGCGCGCTCGACCATAGGGGGCGACCATGATCCAATCGGGCGCGCCGATCGTTGTTAGCTTCGGGGCGGGCGTACAGTCGACGGCGATTCTGTATCTAGTGGAACAAGGCCAGTTACCAACGCCCGATGCGTGGATCTTTGCGGACACCGGCGACGAGCCTCAGTCCGTGTATAGACAGCTGGAATGGGCGAGGGCCCGGATCGCGGCAATGGGATCGGAGCTTGCTATCGTGAAGCATGAATCCGGAATGTCGTTGTCAGCGTTGTTCTTGTCTGCCGCTGAGGAGCGGGGCAACGTGATCCAGCCGCCGATCTTTATCCCAGATCCGACAAAGCCTGGCGCCCGGATGCCAGCGCGCAGGCAATGCACAGAAAGATTCAAGATTAGGCCGATCAAGCGATGGCTGAGGGATCGATTCGAGATTCGGCCGCGCAGCGGGATTCAGGTGGTCCAATGGATGGGGATTTCCTTGGACGAGGCCCACCGAATGAAACCGCCCGGGGCTGGCTGGTATGACGTGGCCTATCCGCTGATCGATCTCGGACTGAGGCGAACAGATTGTCTCAAGATGCTTTCAGATGCAGGGATCGACGCGCCTAGATCGGCCTGCACGTTCTGTCCGTTCCATTCGAACGCGGAATGGAAGCGGCTCAAAAGCCAAGAACCGGACGCGTTCGCGCATGCGGTGCGGTTCGAGCGTTCTATGCATCGCATATATGAGAAAGCAGGAGCGATCGCCGGGGTATCGGCAAGACCGACGCTTCACAGGTCGGGTGTGCCGATCGATAACATTGATTTCGACGCGCAAGGCGACCTATGGGGACACTGGGGCAATGAATGCGAGGGGATGTGTGGTGTTTGATCTTCGCATCGTTTCCGTATTCGCGGGCGTCGGCGGGCTCGAGATGGGGCTTGAAGCGGCGATCCCCGGAGCCCATACCGTCGCCCAGGTCGAGCTCGATCCCTATTGTCGGCGGGTTCTTCGTCGTCACTGGCCGGAGGCTATCCAATATGAAGACGTGCGAATGGTTCACCGTGCCGTACCCGTTGACGGAGGCGGATGTGTGCTCACCCAACCGCTCCCGCCGTGCGATCTCATCTGCGGGGGCTTCCCCTGCCAAGACATCAGCGTCGCCGGCAAGGGCGCCGGGCTCGAGGGGTCCCGATCTGGGCTGTGGTGGGAGCTGTGGCGTCTCATTCGCGATGTTCGACCCCGATTCGTCGTGCTGGAGAACGTATCAGCGCTCATTGTTCGGGGGCTTGACGTTGTACTCGGAGCGTTGGCCGGACTCGGGTACGATGCTGAGTGGTCGGTGCTATCGGCGGCCGAGGTGGGAGCCCCGCATCTTCGTCGGCGGATCTTCATCATCGCGTGGCTACCCGACGCCGCGGGCCCCGCTCACGGGGCGGTGGCCGACGGCGACGGCCGGCGACGCAAAGGGCAGCGGGTCGCGCAACCTCGAGGGGAGCAAGGCCCACGCGGGGGTGAGCCTGACCGACGCGGTTCGATTCGGCAACAGCAACACGCCCCGGAGATGGTCTACGCCGTGCAGCCGAGATCACAAGGACAGCGGCGCGAATGTCGATTGGGCGAAGATAGCAAAGAGGGGCAAGTTAGCCGGGCAAGCCGCGGGGTCCCTGAACCCGGCGTGGGTGGAGCTGCTCATGGGCTTTCCGCCTGGGCATACCGAGGCACCGATCCCGAAGAATGGGAGCGAGGGATAGCGCGCACCGTCCCGCCGCGCTCCGTCCCAGATCGGGTGGCTCGGCTGCGGTGCCTGGGGAATGCCGTCGTGCCGCAGTGCGCCTATGAGGTGGGGCTGCGGGTGCTCGATCGAATGGAGGTGACGACGTGACGCAATGGGACGCGCAGTGCCCCTCTTGCGGGCAATGGCGGGCGGGTGGCGCCGAGTGTTGCCCGAGTCCGCGCCTCACGGTGCCGGGCTTGTACTGGTGCCTCGACGATGCCGGTGATCCGTACCGGGCCACCGATCACCGGGTGTGGTTCGATCTCATGTGCGATCAAGAGCGGCGCACGCTCGAGCTGGACCGGTTGGACAACGGGCTCACGGTCTCAACGGTGTTTCTCGGGATCGACGGTGGCGCCATCACGTCGCCGGGTGGCCCGCCGCGCCTATGGGAGACGGTGGTGATGGGCTCGGAGGACTGGGCGCGCGAAGACGTCCCGTTCGATTGCGCCCAGTACGCCACCCGGGCCGACGCCGAGGCCGGGCACGCGCTGATCGTCGCCCGGGTGGGTGGCTTGCCTCATCCGCTGCGGGGGCGTCGGTGATCCGGCTCATCCACGGGGACGCGCTCGAGGTGCTATCGGGCCTCGACGCCGATTCGGTGGACGCCGTGGTCACCGACCCGCCCTATGGGCTCTCGGCGCCTCCCGATGTGGCGGCCGTTCTGCGCCATTGGCTCGCGGGCGAGACGTACGAACACGGCGGATCGGGGTTCATGGGTAAGGGCTGGGATAGCTTCGTGCCCGGCCCGCTGGTGTGGTCCCAGGTGGCCCGGGTGCTCAAGCCGGGAGGTCATGCGGTGGTCTTCGCCGGCTCTCGCACCGTAGACCTCATGGGGATCGCCTGCCGGCTTGGTGGGCTGGCCGTGCGTGACTGCGGGGTGTGGTGTACGTGGCAGGGCTTCCCAAAGAGCACGGACATCGGCAAAGAGATCGACCGGCTCCACGGTGCCGAGCGTGAGGTGGTGGGGGCGCGGCCTACGTCGCGCGGCCGTGGTGCCGTAATGACCGGGTCGAGCTGCGGACTAAACGCCCAGACCATCGAATACACCGCCCCGGCCACCGAAGACGCTAAGCGCTGGGACGGATGGGGAACGGGGCTCAAGCCGGCCGCAGAGTACTGGCTACTCCTGCGTAAGCCGCTGTCGGAGTCCTCGATCGCGCGCAACGTGTTGCGGTGGGGCGTGGGTGGGCTCCACCTGGGCGCGTGCCGATTCAAGCCGGGCGATCCGATGTGGCCGGGGCCGGATGGCGAGGTGGACGCAGTGTGGCGCGGCTCTGGGGAGCGCGGGACATATGGCGCATTCGGGCGGGACGCGGCCGACGTGCCGATATCGCTACATGCTCTGGGTCGCTTCCCCGCGAATCTCCTGTACTGTCCCAAGGCCAGCCGAGCCGAGCGGGAGGCGGGGTGTATCGAGGCGGGGATCGAGCCGATCGCCGGATACGATGCCGTGGGCCGGGCCGAGGGGAGCGCGGGCGTTGACAATCCCCGGGCGGGTGCCGGGCGGACCTCGGAGGGCGTCCGAAACCATCACCCGTGTGTAAAGCCGCTCAAGATCATGCGGTGGCTCGTGCGCCTCGTGACCCCTCCTGGCGGGCTGGTGGTCGACCCGTTCTGCGGCTCGGGATCGACGCTGGTAGCAGCGGCCGCCGAGGGGATGGGCGGGATCGGCGTGGACCTGTCTATGGAATACCTGCGGATAGCTCGTGCTCGGGTGGCCTGGGCAAGCTCGGGCAGGGTGGACGCCCCGGACGGCGCCGGGCCGACAACGGATCCACGTCAAGGGGTGCTCTTTGGCTGACGCTCGGATCATCGTGGGTGATTGTAGGGATGGCCTGGCCACCCTGGAGGCCGGGTCCGTCCACACGTGCATCACCAGCCCGCCCTACTGGGGTCTCCGGGACTATGGCCACGATGGACAGATGGGGCTTGAGCAGACGCCCGACGAATACGTGGCCGGCATGGTTGAGGTGTTCCGGGCCGTTGCGCGGGTCCTGCGGCCGGATGGGACCCTTTGGCTGAATCTGGGCGATAGTTACGCGGGCGGCGGAACAATGGGCCGGAACGACGCAGACCGGGACATAGGCGGTAGGGGCGGGAACCATCTAGGCAGTGGCAACCCAGGACCGCAAGGGTCGCGCCCCAAAGCGCCCGGGCTCAAGCCAAAGGACCTATGCGGCATCCCCTGGCGTGTGGCCTTCGCTCTCCAGGCGGACGGTTGGTATCTGCGCTCCGACATCATCTGGGCGAAACCCAACCCGATGCCGGAGAGCGTCACGGACCGGCCCACCAAGGCCCATGAGTACCTGTTCCTGCTGGCCCATCCCGAGAGCAAGGGGCGGTATTACTACGATGCCGACGCTGTGAAGGAGCGAAGCGTCGAGCCTGTCCGGGCGGACAACGTGGGTGGTGCAAGCCACGTCGAGCGGGGGCAGCACAGCGTCGGCGGGCTGGTGACGGGGGGCGCGTACCGCAACAAGCGCTCCGTCTGGACCATCCCGACCCAGCCATTCCCCGGCGCTCACTTCGCCGTGATGCCTCCGGCGCTGGTGATCCCGTGCGTCAAGGCCGGGTCACCCGTTGGGGGCTTGGTGCTCGACCCATTCGCCGGCGCTGGGACGGTGGGCGTCGTAGCCACTGGCCACGGCCGGCGCTTCATCGGGTGTGAGCTATCGCCGGCGTTTGCAGCGCTGGCGGAGGCCAGGATCGCCAACCCGGCCGCCAACCTTCGAGCGCCGACACCGGATCCACGTCAAGGGGTGCTCTTTGGCTGATCGCGGTCGGCAGAGGCAAGATGAGGCGGGAGCTGCCGCGTCGCAATTTCGCGGCGTGGGTGGCGTAATTCTGGCGCGCTCCGGCGAGAGCACCGGGACCCGAGGGCGTTTGACGGGCGCTCACCGCATCTTGCCTCTACCGGCCGCGATCGGCTACTCGGGCGGCTCACCGGCCCCGGCCGAGCCGATCCGGATCTCCGTCCGCGGTAGCTCGCCCGCGGCGCACCAGAGCTTGAGGATCGACAACATCACGACCTGTTGATCGTCCCGCCAGATCCCAGCAAGGGAGCATCCGTCTAGCACGCTCTTTGCGATGTTGTCCGCGTCGGGCTTGGCCGTGCAAAGCGGATGCTCTCCACCCGGGCCGGCTCGGCATTCGTGGCGCGGCCCGGGCCGCTTCGGTCGAGCCCGAAAGGCGGCGATGTACACCGAGACCGGACCCTCGAGCGGTGGCCCGTTGGCCGCCTGGGACGCGTACAGCGCCACCCGATCCTCATAGGCTACGGTCTTGGCGTCGGTGTACATCCGCACGCCCATATTGCCCATCCGGGCGGCACGGGGCCGACCCTTGCCATGAGGCGGCCCGGGGACGGTAAACGTGAGGTGAGGCAACATCATAGCGCCGCCGCGTACTCGGCCACCGCCGCTCGGCCGGCGTCGGAGATCAGCCACGCGATCAATCCGTCCCGCTGGCTATCTGTCATGGCGGACGGGCGCGGGCGTCCGATGCTCTCGCATAGCGGCGCCACGATCCGATCGTAGGCGTCGGATCCGTGGTGCTCGCCCAGCCACGGCACCTCATCCCGGAGGCGGGCGAAGAATCGCCCTTGCGCCGTCTTCGTCCACCGTGGCGGCTTGGGCTTGGGCTTGGGCTTGGGCGCGGTGGGTGCCCCGGCTCCGTCGTCGTCGTCCCCGGGCGCGATCCCCACGAGCGCGCACAACCCATAGCGCCGGGCGTAGGTGCCCACCGAGCCGACCGACTGCGCGATCGTCAACCCCTTCCGGTGGTCGACCGGGAGGGATAGCGACGCCTCGACCCACTGGCCCGAGCTGTGGATGAGGCGGGTCGAGCACGTCAACGCCTCACCGTCGCAGGTGAGACCCTGGACCACCGCGAGGCCGTTAGCCGTGAGCGGGCCGCGGCAAGCCGCCCAGCACGACGACAGCGACGCATAGCCGCTCCGGAGGTGGGCGTTAGTGCTGTCCTCTTTGGCGGCTAGGATCTGGCTTTGCGCTGCGGCCAGCGCCACCGCCAGATCGCCCAGCTCGGCCGAGGCGATCAAGGTTCACCGTCCACGGGGCGGAGAGCCTCTTCGGTGACGGTCTCGATCGCGAGGCGGAGAGCCTCTTCGGCGATGGCCTCAAGGTGGCGGCGGATGCGCCGCGAGTTTAGGGCGCCGTCCGGGTCGTCGGCGCTGAATGGGATCGGCGTCGTGTCCGGCTCGGTCTGGCGGGGGCGCCGGGCGGACTTGGCTTCGGCGTCGGCGGCGATCTCTTGCGCCTCGGCCAGCGTCCACCCGTCCGCCATTAGTGAGGCGGTGTAGGTACAGTCCGGCCACCGCTCCTCGTGCTCATCCCCCACGTCGTCGTCGGGTCCAGGATATGCGCGGTTTCGTCCCATGTGCTGCTCCTCTCGGTTGCGTGCCGTGCAACCCTAACACGTCGGCGTGATGGGGCGTCAAGCGATCGTCTTGCATGGCATGCAAGACTCTGCTAGACCGGGGATCGGAGGTGGTGATGTTGCTTCCTGTCGATTGTGCCCGGTGTCAAACCCTGGGCGAGCTGCTGTCGGCTTGGCTCGATCGGATGGGCTGGACGCCGGCCGATCTGGCCCGGGCGTGCCGAGAGCGCGGTGGGTCGTGTGACGATTCGACCGCGTGGCGGTGGCTCTCGGGTGAGACGATCCCGGACGATCGGAACCGGGTGATCTTGTTCGACGTGCTGGCCTTCCCGGAGGGGGTCCGGCTCTTTGCTCACGAGCTTTGCGGGAGGGCGCGGGCATGAGCCAGATCGAGCTATTCACGCGGCCCGGGTGGCTCTCGCCCCGAGACCCGCGAACCGACCCGCGGGCCGGTGATGTGGTGGCCGGGTGGCGGGTGGTCCAGCGCTCACCGTACCCGACCGGGCTGCTGGTCTTCGTTGAGATGGCGGATGAGCCGCGCAATTGCGCGTGGGTGGCGGAGTGGTCGTGGGCGCTCTTGCTGCTCGAGGCGGACGGCCACCCGGATCCGGTGGAGACGATCCGGGGACACATGGCGGACGGTGGGGACTGGCGGGCGCTGCTGTGAGGTGGATAGCCGAGGCAAAGCGGACGCCGATCCGTGATGCCGTTGAGCGGCTTGGGCTCACGTGGGGGCGGGGGATCCGTCCGTGCCCGGCTTGCGACGCGTCCCGCCGAAGCCGGAGCGACAAGCGGCCGCCGATCACGGTGAGCGACGCGGGCCGGTGGCGCTGCTGGGCTTGTGAGCGCGGCGGGTCGGTGGTGGATCTGGTCTCGTGGGCGTTGACTGGCGCCGTTGTGGACCCACGAGAGCCCGGGGAGGTGGGCGAGTGGTTCGGGCTGGATGAGCCCGCCCGGGGACGACGGAGGCGGAGGCCGTCGCCCCGGGCCGAGGTGGACGCCCAGGTCGAGCCCGAGCGCGGCTATCCACCCGCGGAGATGGTCGAGGCGGTGTGGGCGTCGCTTGCGATGGTGTGCGACGCGGCCGAGGTGGCCGGGTGGCTCGAGTCTCGGCAGGTCGACCCGTCCGCCGTCGAGGATCGGGATCTAGCCCGGGCCGTGACCAGCTCGAGCCACCCGGCGACGGCTCGGTGGCATGAGAGCGGCCACCGATGCGCGCTCCCGATGTACGACGCCTCGGGGGCGCTGCGGTCTATTCGGGCTCGGCAGGTCGAGCCGGGGCGGGATGGGCCGAAGACACTAGCGCCGGCCGGGTATCGGGCGGGTGGGCTGGTCTTCGCGGATCTACCCGGCCGGGCGATGCTCCGGGACGGCACGCGGCCGACGTGGTGGCCGGACGGTGCGCCGTTCGAGGTGCTCGTGGTCGAGGGCGGGCCGAGCTGGCTCGCGGCCGCGGCTGAGTACAGCGTTGACGCGCTATGCGTGCCGTCGGTGCTCGGGGTCGTGGCGGGTAGCTGGACGGATGAGATCGCGGCACGCGTGCCGGATGGGGCCGTGGTGACCATCGCCACCGACGACGACGGGGCGGGCCAAGGCTATCAGGCGGCGATCGGCGCCGCGCTCTATCGGCGCTGCGGCGTCTATCGGGGGACCTAGTGAAGGGCTTCGACGATCTCCCACCCGGAGAGCGGACGCTAGACAAGATCAAGCGGGTTCCGTGGGTGCCTCCGGATGAGGCCGAGCCGAGCGGGCCGACATCGGGGGCGGAGGCGTTGGCGTTGCTCGTGGACCTGGCCGCCCGAGCCGAAGCCAAAGAGGCCAAGGGCGCCGAGGCGCGGGCGTTGCTCCGTGATGCGACGCTGTTAGCGGCGCTGGCTTCGTGCGATCCGGATGAGGTGGCCGCGTCGCTCGATCACCTCCGAGACTCGCGCGGGTTCGCTGCGGTCTCGGATGAGCTACGGACGGCGATCCGGGTCACCCGGGCGGCTTGCAAGGACGGGGCGACGCCGAGGCACGACGCCGTCTTGTCGGCGCTGGACTATGGCGCCTCGGGTGAGCCCGTCCGGAGCCTGGCCAATGCCGAGCGGGCGCTGCGGCTCGATCCCCACTGGCGCGGCCGGATCCGGTGGAACGAACACGCCCAAGGCGCCGAGCTGGACGGCAAGGCGATCGAGGACCACGACAACGGGCGGATCCGGATCTGGCTCGACGTCGCCTATGGGATCCGGGTGAGCCAGGCGGACACCGTGATGGCGGTGGAGCTGGTCGCCCAGGCTGACCCGTATCACCCGATCTGCGATTGGTTGGACGGGCTCGAGTGGGACGGCGTAGCGCGGGCGGATGGGTGGCTGGTCGACTACTGCGGCAGCCCGGATCGGCGGATCGTCCGGGCGTACGCTCGGCGGTGGCTGATCTCCGCGGTGGCCCGGGTGTACCGGCCCGGATGCAAGGTGGACACGACGCTCATCCTGCAAGGCGATCAAGGGCTGGGCAAGAGTAGGGCGCTTCGGCTCTTGGCGGGCGGGGATTGGTTTGCAGATACGGTGATCGACCTGCGGAACAAGGACGCGATGCTCGCTCTGCGTCGGGTGTGGCTCTACGAGATGGCCGAGCTCGATCAGGTGGCCCGGAGCGAGGTCACCGCGGTTAAGGCGTTCCTCTCGTCGCAGGTCGACTACTATCGTCCGCCCTATGGTCGGGCCGTGTCCGCCTACCCTCGGCAATGCGTGATCGTGGGCTCGAGCAATGAGGACACGTTCTTGCGGGACTCCACCGGTAGCCGGCGCTTCTGGCCCGTCCAGACCGGGGCGAACGGCAAGCCGATCGACCTGGACGGGTTGGCGTCGGTCCGGGATCAGCTGTGGGCCGAGGCGGTGGCGCTGTTTCGGGCGGATGAGCCGTGGTGGCTGACGCCGGCCGAAGAGGAGCGCCGGATCGAGAGCGCCCCACTGTTCTCCGAGGTGGACGCGTGGCAGGATCCGATCCTGGCTTGGCTGGCGTCTCGGGGCGGTGGCCCGGTCGCTATCGCTACGGTCTGGACCGAGGCGCTAGGCAAGCGGCTAGGCGATCTCCGGCAGGGCCATTCGATGCGCATAGCCCGGATCCTACGGGGCGATGGATGGGTCCGACGCCACACCCGCTCGGGCAAAGTGTGGGAGCCCGGGCCGTGACCCCAGGTAGTCACGCCGTGACCCCTGGGGTAGTCACGCTATATGGGGGGATCTACCTATGATAGTGACCGCCGTGACCCCTGTGACTACCTACTCCCGTATATATGGAATCATTTGCAATAAGAGAGAGGGTTCGAATAGGGGTTCTCTCTTTCGAGATAGATCAATATATAGGCGCCCAGGTAGTCACGGGGGTCACGGAGGCGGATCCGTGGCGTTGTCGGCCGGGTATCGCGTGACTGCCTATGGGGTCACGGGTAGTCACGGGGGGTCACCGTGGAGATAGCTCGGCGGCATACCGAGGTCGCTCGGCTGGTGCAGTCCCAGTTCTCGCGTCGGTGTGCAGCGATCGGGGCGGATCTAGACGATGTAGTGCAGGACGTGCTCCGGCGCCTCGTGCTCCGGGAGCGGCGCGGGACGGGGTGGCAGCCTGGGCGCGGCGCCTTCTCGACTTATGTGGTGATGGTAGCGCGCTCGGTGGTATCCCACGCCGAGCAACGCCATCGACGCGCTACCCGGAGAGGGGAGATCGGCCGGGCCGCCGACGTGGCGCTCACGGCGATCGGGACGGATGAGCGGGACGGGTTGGCGGCCGCGATCGATGCTCGGCGGGAGCACGCCCGATCGCAGCGGCGTCCAGCTCGGCGCCTCGGGTCGTCGTCGCTCACCCATCACCGGCGCCTCCTGGCCTTGGGTCACCTCGACCGGATGGGGCCGCTGGCTTGCTCGGAGCTGGCCCGGCTTGTCGGCGTCCACCCCTCGACGCAATGGGCCGACCTGGATTGGATGTGGAAGCTCGGCGCCGTCCGACCCGCGGGCTACGCCGGCCGGCGCCCCCTATGGGCCGCGGCGTCAGCGCCACGGGGTAAAGTGTCAGTGATGCACCGACCCGCGCTGGTTACCGTTTCGTTCCGTTGCTCTCCGGCCGTTCTGGCCGCGCTAGACGCGCTCGAGGGGGACACACGGACCGCGAAGCTGATCGGGCTTGTCGGCCGTGCTGACGCCGAGCGCCGCGCGTCTCGGCTGATCGTTTCCCGGGTCGCTCCCGTGTCAGCGTTGGAGACCGAATGC